GTTTCTTGAAGAACAGTCATATTGCAGCGTATTATATCATAGTCTGCTGCCATATGGTACACCTGTTGATCAAAGGAGATTATTTCCTGCGTTCCCCACAGCCCCCACACATCGCTGTGTAGGTGTGAACGTTTGCTTGTCTCGGACAAGCCTTGTTGGCTAGCTAGGCCGGGTCCTGTGGCTTTCACACTGATGCTGTTTTATTTTTGTTTGTTTTTGTACCGTTTTAAATTGTTTTTGTTGGCTAGGCCTTTCTATATTTTATTTGTTTAGGGTTTACCCTGGTCTTAGGCGACCGTCCGCTATTTTTATCAGAGGTATGCCCCTCATTCTTACACTAGATTAACAGTTTGGTGTCCAGTGTGGTTACATGGATGTCAGTGGTAGCAGTTCCAACGACGGCGCCTCCATAAAAGTTGATTGTAGCAATGGCTGTGCCGGTCGTCAGAGTACTCCTGAAGTAACCTACTAGAGTGGAAAATGTACCAGAGGAGCCAGATGCATTATAGGTAGTGTCATTGTTGAGCAAATTGATGGTTGCTAGGTTGGCTATGGAGCCAAACGTAGTGTTCGCCACCGATGTTGCTGCAAACTGTACGACTGTAACCTGGTAAATGGCAAATGGTTCCACTGGAAATGCTATCTGCGTACCTGAAGGCACAGTCATGTTTAGAGGGCCGGAGCCCCCTACATAGCCTGTGCCCAAAGGTGCTGCTGTGGTTACCCCACTCCTAATTTGATGCGCAGAGTTGACCATTGGGCCGGTACCAAAACTAACTGGCAAGCGGGGCTTGAACAGTTTTATTTTGTACGAGCACCAGAGTTCACCGACGGTAGTGGATGCTCCTTGCGTTCCGACCGTGGCAATGTAGAAGTTGCCATAGTCGGACCATCGGAGATCGGTTGTACCAACGGATGGGGTGGATCGGGTGTAGAGTTGTTTGACAGGGGTTAGCGAGGATTTGCATTCCACAGCGTGCATGATGGATTGGGACGGCGGGGTGCTCTGGGCAAAGAAGTAATTCTCCATTTGCTGCTTGTTGGTGAATGCAGGCTTGGTGGGGTCATACTCCGTTGCGAGGATGACAGTACCCAGCGCCGTGTTGGTGGAGTTTAATGCATTTCCGGAGGTTGATTTGTATTCAAATACCATCCCTTCAATGTTGTATTCTTCATAAAGGGACGCTATTGAGGCCAGCCAAGGGAAGGTGACAGTTTGACCAGGGTTGATAGGAAAAGCAGCAATATCAAAAGCACCAGGAGTACCAGAAGTGATAATATCACGTATGTACTCTCGGTGTGTAATGACTGTTGATTCATAGCCTCCAAAGGAAGGGACTGCAGTACTAGAGACGAGCGAGTTAGATCCGACTCCGTCAAAGTTTGTGGTGTAATCACCACTACCGAGTATATTCCCGATGAGACCACCGACTGCCTTTCCGACCCCCGGCATTCCAATGAATCCTCCGAGGTGTTGACCGACGGAGGCGAATGGTTTGTTGGAGGCTTGGCGTTTTGGTTTGGACTGGGTTTGCTTAGGGCGTGCATTAGTTTTTGTTTGTTTCTTAGTGTATTTTCGCATAGTATGGGATACCTCATGCGAGAGGGACTATGCATTGTCATCTCCTGTGTCGGGGCTCCGTGTAGTCTCTCGGCATTTTGTTTAGCACGGTTACCGTTTTGGGCCTTAGGATGACAACCCCATGGGCAGTTTATGGTCCTACCCAGGACCCGAATTGTTAATAGAATTCTCCGAATTCGCCTGTGCGTATTGTTAAAGGCATTTGCCACAGGAAATTGGGAGCATGCTTGGGTTCCATTGAGTCCCAACCTACATCTGACTCTTTGTAAATATCCTCAAGAGCTATCTGATGGTCAGGGTCTATACCAAAAGCAAGGTAGAACGAATGACGTGCTTCTGGTGTGGGAGGGGAGTAGGATTTGTGCATGTCGCGGGCCCATCTAAATAAACCGCCTTCTCTTTTATAGGTCATGTCAACAGTTGGGGCAGGTAAACCCCTCATGAGGGTTTTGTAGTACTCCTGCCAAACGGGAATGCCACCGGTAAGTGACATTCCCGCTGTACCAACATCATTATAATATGAGTGTAGCGTCTTCACGGTATTATTATAGACGGTGCTGATGCAATCTTTTGCTATGCTAGATATCTTGCGCACCATGATGTATTCACTTCCGTCAAACACTGGTTGTGTTTGACAAAAGTCGATGCGTTCCAAGATGTCTACTGGGTCTTCCATTACGAAGCTGAACCCCAGTAGTAGCATGTATTTGGGATATTCCACGCTGAAATGATGTTGGTTATGCCGTTCCATGATGAAACAGCAATCATCACCATTGTTGATGAACTCAACGTGGTATGTGAGGGTACTGAGGAATGTGTGGACCATACCGCAGACTATGAGGATGTTACCAAGACTAGTGTTAATGTCTCCTGAACATCTCATACCTGTTTTCCGATATTTTATTTTTCCGTCAGGGCAATACCCTCTTCCAGTTGTCTCAATCTGCCAAGACAGCAACTTGGATAGTTCCTTCTTGTTTCTTTTATTATTGAAGCAGTTGAGATAAATGGAGTGTTCCCAATGCAGTGCGTGCTCATGGACATGCTGGTCCAATCGCTGGGCGTCGGCTGAGACAGCAACAGGATTCAAGAATTTGTCCCATTTCTGTTTTATTTGCCGACCACACTCTGCTGCATTGATGCCTTTCATAACCACTATAGACCCATCGGTGTGAAATGTCTTGTCTATGGCAGTTATGATGCGTTTTTCTATTGGTTTGAGGAACTTAGCTAGTTCGACACCGTACCTACGATCTCTGGGTTGGATCGCTCTAGGTACGGACTTTGGTTTAATGGTAAGGTTGACCTTCTCGACTTTAATGAATATCTTGACGTCGGAATCTGTTTTCCTTATGCCGTGAGCCAGCAACGACTCAGCCGCTTTGGCGTAAGCTTCTTTCTTGGCCCCTTTGTAGAACTCTGGAACTTCGTGACGTTCTATAGGGGTAGAATGGGGCAGCAAGCGCCTAATCTTCCGGGTGAATTTGGACATCTCGAGCTTAAAGTGAGATCCTGATACGTTGGGGGTCGTGGTGAAGACCCCTCTCTTGTCTTTAACGAAAAAGATTCTCTCTTTGATGGACAGCTCGAGGTTGTCCAGGGAATTATTATGAATGTTCAGGTCGTAGCAGGGAGATAAATGCTCCAGGACCACTGCACGCCTGAACTTTGGTGCTATCCCACAGTGACGAGACACGGAGAGGAAATTTCCGTTGTGATCGTTCGGGTCGGGAGCTCCCGATCGTTCACAAAAGACTCCGAGTTTCGTCACGGGGCACCCTCAACGCCTCGTTGACGGCCGCGAAACGCGGCCAGTCAACGAGACCATACCGTTGTAGTACCGGTCGGTGGAATCCTGTACTATTAAACTGGATTCCATTTCCAACGCAGTGTGCATCCCTACGGTAGGTAAATAGCAAATCATTAACACTATGGGCAAAAGATAACTTATATCATTAGGACGGGCATTGTGACTGGTCATCTGGTCGGCTATGTATCTATGCAACATTTTGTCATTTGCTTCACTCTTGCTGAGCAATGTCCATTTTAGATGGACAAGGTCAACAAGGTACTTGACGTAAC